ATCTGCTGCGGTGAAGACCCCGTTGCCCTGACACTAGGACTGGAGGGACTGGGGTCTGCTGAGACTTACGTATTGTGGTCCAAATGCGGAGCGCTCGGGGTGAGCGAGAATCAGGCCGAATAAACTTAATATGTGCTGTGCCACTTCCGACGTCTTGCCACTTTAAACGGATGTTAGACGCCATATTTGACTTACCAACAGAAGCCCCCTGGACACCGGTCAGGTAATCCAGGGGGCGCTCGTGGGGGGACGATTCTGAGCCATAGTAAGGACTGCTTTCCACAATGCAAGTCATGGCTTTAAGATTCAAGACAGGCTAAGAGGAGCCACCAAGAATTCTTTAAAGAACTTTTGGTCAGGCTTCATCTTGTTGACGTCATACTTTGCACGCAACTTGACAGGAATCACGTTGCCATTGGCAAGGCGCTCCGAGACAAGTGTCATAGCAACCTGTAAATTGTCAGGCTTACGACCGATCAAAGTAGCCAAGTGGCCCTTGATGCGCTCCGTCTCGATACGGATACGAATCTTAGCGCCGTCATCAGTAATGGCATTCGGATCATTTGGAAGACTAAACTTCGCACCGATGAAGGAGCGAGGCTCAGGCGATCCTGGATCCTCAACCATCTGATATTGAAAAGTGACATTCACGCATGGGAACGTTTGACCGTCCTTTTGCTTGAACTCGCCTTCATCCAAGACCATACCTGTCACGAGGACGGCATGGTCACCAGCATCGGGACGCCAGCCAGCGGCTGAACCTTCCGTGTTGGTTTCGGCTGCGGCGAAAGTTGCGTTGTAGTTTGCAAACATTGTTGACTTGATAGTCATAGAAGTAACCTTTCGTAAAAGGAAGTGAAGTAACTACAATCTAAAACGATTAGAGTGTATTGGCAATCTTGTAAGCCTCTTCGAAGAGACCCCAAGGATCAGGAGAATTGGTAATGTCGATGTCTGGCATCGGCTTAAGAGTACGAGTACGAATCAAACGCAAGTAACGATTGTCACGGAACGCAATGGTACGATTGATGACTTGCTTATTAGAACTCACGTTCTGATTTACAAGCTTGCCACCCACATTAAGTTGTCGCACTTCCGTAGTAGCAACTTCACGCGAATCACTTCGTACAGGTGCAATCATTTCTACAACCTTGGACAGACGTTCTCGAAGACCAGGTGGCAAACTCAATGAGTGCTCCTCGATTTTAGATGATTCTGCAATCTCAACCCACGCACGGCTAATGTGCGCTAACAGCCATACGCCGTAGCCGTGAGACCGTAGTCTATGGGCTACGTCAATGACGGTGTCGTAAAGTTTTTCCCATGCTGCAGGGCCGTGTGCTAACTCGAAAGAGTCACGACCCATTTGCTTGGCAACCCACGGCTTGAGCAATCGAATCATTGGACTCATGGTATCAAACACAACCATGGAAGGACGTTCTTCGTTGTTTTTTGCCATGTCGCAAAGCTGCTGCACTTTAGCCATGACGTGCTCCCATGTCATCACAAGGGGCTTACCATCCACGTCGATTGGGCGACCATCTCCGCCAATGCCAGGCCAAACAACACACTTGGCGTGGGGGGACACAGTGGAGGAGAGGTCTAGGTTAATGATAAATGCATCGGAACAAGATTGAAACAAGTAAGACTTGCCCGAGTTTTGTTCTCCTACAACCATGCCTAGTAAATTTCGAAGCGAGTATTGTCCTGGCCCGCCTTGAAAGCCCAATGATTTGTATGCCCGTATGGGCGGTGTGTTAGATGATGTTGTTTGAAAAGTGCTCATTGATTTCCTTGTCTTGCTATTTCTCCGAACGCATCGCCGTATCCACGAGAAGGGCGAAAGTCCATTGGTTCTTCGTTATCAAATCGAACTTCAGGCTCCGCATCTAGGCGGGGGACGCTGCCGCCCCCGCCTAGGGCGGGCCCTACACTTGCAAGGTTAATGCCGTCTATCTGAATAACCTTGCGAAAGTGAATACCAAGTATTTCTAACCACACATTAAATGTAGAAAAAGAAACTGTGCTTCCTGTTTTAGATTTAAATGCTGCGTGTAGAGAACTTTTGTTAGAAATTTCTCCTTCTGATTCCCTGATGATTCCTGCTATATAAGGTCTAACGATCTCAGTAAGAATCTGTGACTGTAAATTTCCATATTCATTACGCATTATTTTTGCTTCTGGATACTGGTCAGACATTTGCAATCTCCTGTGTTGCGTCTCGGTCAACTACCATGAAACCTTCTTGCATCACAATGTCAGCCCACTCTGAGACAGGACGCAACACAAATGGTGCGTACGGATCTAGTGTGCCAGTACCATGAATTTCTGTAGGCCACGGATATTCTTCCGGTTCAATTTGCGCGAGCCGCCATCTGTTGATGGCTTGAAGTCGAGCAGCGTATTGAGTTGTCCATGCTTTGTCAAGTAGCGCAGTGCCACTTGTAAAAGATAAATTTACAAGCGGATCTATAGCACGATCACCCGCTGTGTGCAGGTAGTCGCCTTGACTCAAGTACCAATCCTTGCAGCGTGCTATGTAGTTTTCTAGACGTGGCTCTCCCAAGTATTGCTTCTCGTTGCGGGGTTCACCTTTGCGAGGTCCACTCTTGAAGGGTGACGTGTCTAGCATGAAGTCACGATCCATTTGACCAAAGGAAATGGTTGGCTTCTTAATAATGGCATGGAGCATTCCCCCCACGGAGATGTTATCGGGTAGGTCAAACATGCCCTGTAGGGTGCCACGGTTAATAAGGTCGTCTATTACCATCATGTAGTGTTGGGTCTGGGGTTCTATAGGGCAGGAAGCTGCACGGATACGAGGAGAGATTGCTGTCGTCTTATAGTCAACGATCCAGATTGACTTCTGTGACACCTGGTACAACAATCGGTCTGGCTGGATGACGCATTCCACAGGGTTGGTGCGGTCATCGTCTACTTTGAGCTCGGTTTTAAGGGTGCATTCGCAGCACAACTCAATGAAGTCAGGGTTGTTAAGGAAGGTGTGGAGTGTGCGTCCGTTGGCAAGCGAGCCTTCAATGGGGATGGCGCTTGCGGTGACAGCCCACGCCCATGCGGTCTGTGCGTCTTGGTCTTCCGTGGCAAGGATCTCGCGGATGCGTGAGTCGCCTACTGCCATCTGGGTGCACACGCCACGGATCTCGTCAAGGCGTGTTTCTAGCTTGACGTCGTACTTGGCTTTTGCTTGACTTACGTCTGGCATCAGCAAGAGTTCCAAGGCTGCGTGAAACCACGTGCCATGGGAAAGGGCTTGGCTCCAGCGTAGGGCTGGCACAAGGCCTAGTTTGCGTCCTAGGTAGTAGTGGAACGGCGAGCCGATACCACGGAAGTCAGAGGAACGGACGGGGGGACGACGCTCTATAAGACCTGAGGCGGCAAGGATATTACGCGACCCAACGAGGGCCGTAGACATTGGTGGTGACATGTTGTGTTCTCCTGTAAGAGTTTAGTTACGCTGTTAATGCTGCTAATTCTGCTGCTGTTTTTGTTGTGTTCCAATACTTTACTGCCGCAATAGTTCCGCATGGAAAATATGTTTCGTATCCTGATTGACCAAAAGTAAATTGAGTTGGATCATTTGTAACACTTAATGCGGTAGAACCCGATGTACCTGTAACACCATTTATATTTGCGATAAGTTTATTAGTAGACAATGCAACATCAAAAGACCACGCTGCTTTAAATGCAGTATTTAATGAATAGGCGAGATTTTTTTGTGGTTCCCCGCCTGTTCCGTTGACTGTAAAAATCATGTCACTTGTATTTGTCAAAACACTAAAAACTCTAATATCAACACTTGGGGCTGCTTTATGAAATCCTATTCGAGCAGGATAGGAAGCTGAATTTTGTTTAGTTATTATTCCCGAATAAAAAAGTGTTCCGTTTGTGGTTGAATAATTAAATGGCGCAATGGTTCCAATGTTGCATGAGTCGGCTGATCGGGTTACTTGACTTGCAACTGTAGGAATGTAGGAACTTGCGCCCGTACCTACTTCAAGTTGAAAGCCCCACAATTCAACATACGATCCATCGCAAGAATACGAAGTTGTATAAGTAGTTCCTGTTCCTGTTGCTGTAAAAAGACCAGGATACCCACCTGCGTTTACATTTGCCCATGTTGCTTCACACCTGTACCAACCCCTTGAGTATGCAGTCATTTTTGTGTTTGTAAAAGTTCCTGCAACAACAGTTGCAACACCTGTATCTAAATTAAACCCTACATCTTTACCGCCGCCATCGCACCGCCACATTACTTTATTTCTGAATCCTGTTCTAGCCCAAAATGAAACGGTGTAAGTTGTTGATGCCACTAACCCCGCACTAGTACCGTTAAGTTGCCACAACCCTGCACCTGTTCCGCTTGTGGGTTCCATAAATAATTGAGAGGTTCCTACATCAGGCGCATCACCCAAAATACCGTTTGTCATTGATCCTGCGGTTGAATACCAATATGAACCCGTCGTTTGAAAAGTTGCGCTGTATCTTTGTAAATTTGTTGCGCTTCCCTCAATCAACAACCCTTTTGGCGCAAGCGTAGTGGGGTCATAATCGAAGCGCGCTTTTGTTGGGTCGTTTGTGGCGGCTGCTGCCATCGTTGCCACATAACCCGATGAATTAATGTATGTGGCTGTAGTCGAGCGCGTGAATGTGAAGCGAGAATCAAGCGCGCCTCCCATGGTTGTAAAGTTTAGATCTAGGGTGGAGCCGTCGGATGCAGATAGCGCAGGGAAGATTCGGTTGCGTTGATTCCGCAATCCAAATGCATCTAGTGTCGAGGTGCGTGTGCGATTCAAAACTTAAAGCTCCCCAACAATAGCATTGCAGATACAAGTAGTGGTTGTGCTTCGGTAGTTAAGTTCAATCATTTGACAACCAGTTCCATCTACTACAAAGAAAGCACCTGTGTTTAAAGAAGTAGCATTGTAGATTTTGCAGTCTCCAATATTTTTTGTAATAAGAGACACACCAAGCATGCTTGCTGTTTCTCCAATTGTAACTGAATCACTAGAGTCTCTAGTAAGGGTTACGTCTGTAAGAAGTTGTGGAATATACAAACCAGTATCCGTATTATAGTTCCAACCAATAACTCTAATTGATGGAGACGTTCCTGCAGCAGTAAAGCGAGGCATAATTTTAACGTAATTCATAACCTCTTCAATTACATGATACGTAGCTACTGTGGTAATAACAGTAGTAGCTGCTAATGATGAAGCAGCTGCACTTAAGCTAAGAGTCCAAACGTCAGATCCTGCAACAGGAGGTGTTACTGCTGTAATGGTAGTGCCTGCTGTAATGCCTGATGTTGCTGCAATAACCTGACCAACAGCAAGTGTTCCTACTACTCCGTTTACAGTTACACTAGTAGTGCTAGTAGTTGCAAAACAAACACAAGTGGCGGAAGTAAATGTTGGTTTAATAGTGGTGGCGTATCGACTAGAGACTGTGCCAATGTTGGATGTTGCGTTCTTAGTTTTATTAGCCAACCGTGATGATTGACTTATGGTGACGAGGGAAGTTGTGTTAGACATGGTGATTCCTTTGGAGGCAGGGGGCAGAAGGAGGCGTTAATGAGGAGGCGTGCAGCCCATTCGGCTACGGCTCTTCGTGAGGTGATAGACGTATTAGGTAACAGGATAAGGCCAATGTGTCGCTCGAACAAGATGCGATGCAAGGAGTCTATAGCATTCCAAGGATCAGGTAAAGCGGCACACGGCACCAAGGAAGTAAGCAAGTTGCCCTCTAACAGCAGGTACGGGTAGGCGCATGCGTCTTTGATGCGATCCATGGCAGCGGTAAACCGTCGTCTTCCGTCGGGAGTCAGACAGTTTCCCGCCACCTCTTGGAGGGAACCCTTGCGTTCAATGAGGCAATGCTTCTCGTAACCTTTGAGCGCGTAGTCCCCTGTCACCATCGTAAGTGATTCTGTGCGTAGCCTGTAAGTTCGTGAACTCCGAGAGAGCGCAGGCAGATCCGAGCGGAGCGACGGCAAGTGCTCCGGAAAGGGCAGCGGCTTCTTCTCTCGAGAGTCCACGAGGATCGTTAGTTCATTAGACACATAAACATACTAACTGATTTCATATTGCAAGGAAGTCGAGTGACCGTAGTGCTCTTGTATCTTTGCCCAGTAGCCATTGGTTGCTACTTCCTTGACCGCATCTGCAATGTCAAGCTTGAGATCCTGGATGCACACGTTGGGTGCGCAGTCCAGGTAGATGGCATCGTAGATCTGGAGGAACATGTGGACGCCAGCAAGCGGGGAGTTCATAGGTGTCACACAGTTGAGGGCTAGTTCGTTCTGTATAGCAAGGGTGAGGTTGCCTGCTATGGTCTGGATAGGGAAGTTGACTACTTCGTTGAGGTGGTTGGCTGTGCCCCCCACGAATGTACGGGAGTGTCCTGTGAGGGGGAGGACAAGGGAGGAGGTGCGGTCAACGGTGCGGATAAGGCTTTGTTGCCAGGCGTGCAGACCTGGTCGTGCGGTGGCACGGGTGGCTGCTACGTTCTCGAAGAAAGATAAAGGCA